AATGTGACCTGCCGCTCGAGAAATGAGCCGTTAACCTGATCTTTGACATCATTTTTGAAACGGCGGATGCACAGTCCCTTGATGTCTTCCGGGGTGTAGTTTTCAGGGTCTGCGATGGCAGTCGGGTCCAACATGTTCATCAGGGAAGCAAAACTTTTTGCACGGCCATCGTGCGGTGTGGCCGACAGCATGATCATGGTATCACTGCGGTTGGCCAGCAGTTTTGCAAGCCGAGAACGCTGTGCCTGATGGTCACCGCGCTCGGCAACATTCTGCGCTTCATCAATGACGATAATGTCCCAATATGCTTTTTCCAAGTGTGTACGGTATTCCACATCGCGTTTTAAGGTGTCAATGGAAACGATCGTTTTATCATAGTAAAAGAAGGGATTGTAATTGGAGGGCAGACTGGCGCGGATCTTTTGGATTCGGTTGGAATCCAGCCGAACGAGCGGAATAGTAAAGCGATTCCACATTTCTTTTTGGAACTGCGTCATCATGCTTTTTACTGTAACAACTAAAATTCGCTTGCCCTTACCACGTGCAATTAACTCAGACATCAGAATGCCGGCCTCTAGAGTTTTGCCAAGACCGACAGTATCAGCAATTAGAATGCGCTGACGTGGACGCTGCAAAGAAAGTTTTGCAGGATCCAGTTGGTATGGCATGGGATCCATAGCCGCTTTGTGGCCAATATGCAAATTTGTGTCGGTGGGAAGCTGCTGCCGCCATTGACTTTCTAAATACAATAGTGACCGTTTGAAAAATGGGGATGAGTCGGCAATCAACTGAATGCTCGCAGGATCTACAATCTGAATCTGTTCGAGATCTGTGAGAAAAATGGCATCGCGATCTTTCACTAGTGGGGTGACACCGACGCAATGTAAAACTTGATGACCAAGGCTGTTTGTTTCGATCCTTTTGATGAGCCATTCTTCGTCACGAATAACAGCACGCATACCAGGTGCATAATCTGTCATTTTGAAATCTCCCTGCTTTTTATGATTTTCCGAGATATACATATAAGAGTATAATTATCATTATTCTACCACAGACAGGCACAAACATCAATTCTGCCATAAGAATTGCATGAGATTTTGTTGAAGCCGTCCAGCTGCCATGGTATACTTTTATACATAGGGCAGGTGATACAGGATGTACGAAAAGCAGGGAACACCGCCGTGCGGTGCGCTGAATTCTTATATGTGGAACAAGTGCATCGGTGAAATTGCAGATGCGATAGAAGACATTGCGTTGCTTCGTGTAGAAGAACTATATTTACTGGACGGCAGGGGAGATAGTGCGGAGCAACCGCACCGTGGGATTTCCAAAGAACAGCTGGCCTGCGCAGAACTGCGTTCCATTCGGCTGGAGCGGACGCCGGTTATTGCAGTTGACGCAGATACGGTGTATTTCCGTTCTGAAATCTTCTGTGAATTCCAGCTGCATGCCATTGGCGGCGTTCCGGATGAGGAAAAGGGAAAATCCTTCTGGGTATCATGCAAGTTGACGCTGCTTCCTGCTGGGCATCGCATGGAAGTTTTGCAAGTTAATCCGATGGTCGATGGAGAGTACATGAGGGAACCGCTGTATCCCTTGCCGGAGCTTCCGGGAGTGTCTGCCAATCAGAATCTGTTGCCTGACCTTTCTGGCATGGACGATGCTGCTCATAAGGAATGTCTGGAAAAAGAGGCAGAGCGGTTCCTTATGCAGTATTGCAGGGAAGCGTTGGAGCAGCCGCAGGTGGTGCCCATCCGTCAAATTGCGGAAGAAAAGATGGGCATCAACCTGATCGTAGATAAATCCCTGTCAGATGACCTTAGTGTTTTCGGCGCGACCGTGTTTGTTGATTCGGATGTAGATGTTTTAACGGACGGAGAGCTGGAACAACTGCATTGCAAGGCTGGCACCGTTCTGCTGGACCCGGATGTGCTTATGATGCGGAACATGGGCAGCTACAATTTCACGTTGGCGCATGAGGTGTACCACTGGTATGCACACCGTGCATATATGCTGCTGCGGATGTCGAATGCAGGGCAGGGGCATGCAAAGCAAGAGAGTGCGGTGCAGCAGTGCCAAGTGTACAATAACGGCAGCGCCCGTACCCCGGCGGCACTTGCTGAGATTCAGGCCGATGCAGTTGCTGCGCGCATCCTGATGCCACGCAGGGCGGTGGCAAGAAAGTACAAAAAATTGCAGGAAAAGTACGGTACAGCAGAAGAAATGATGGTTGCTGACCTTGCAATCTTCTTTGAGGTGTCTAAGCAGGCCATGCGCATTCGTCTGGAAGAACTGGGCATCATGGTAAATACAGTGCCGCAGCCGGAGAAACTGCGTAGAATCGACTGTCTTACGCTTTTTGATGCCTTTTCCACGGATAAAAATCTTCGGCGGCTGCTGGTGTCTGGTGCATATCGGTATGCGGATGGCTATATCGTAAAAAATGAACCGCAGTATGTCGAGAATGAAACTCTAACAGAGTATGCGATAGAGCATCTGGGAGAATGCACACTGGAATTTAAATCGGTGCGGCATCAGGGTACAGCAGCAGACGCACTGCTGCAGCGGTACGAGGACTATGATCTGATTGCATGCAGTGAAGGCGCAGTTGAAGAAGAGGATTTAAAGCAGAAAAAGTTACAGTTTGAACGCTTTCTGGTGGAAGAAGCCAATGATGATCTTGCACCACCGGAGAAAACCTTCTGTGAGATGCTGGCACCGTACTTAGAGCAATTTAGAACCAGCGATGATTTTGAAAGTAAGACTGGCATCCACAGGGTAAAACTAAGGAAGTTTCGGGAGGGTAAGTTGAATAACCCGGAAGTGCGCACGGTGGTTGCCATCTGCGCTGGTCTGGATTTGGACATTACGGAGACAATGGAAATGCTGCGCAGTGCAGGGCACATCCTGCTGAACACACGGGAGCATTGGGCCTATAAATTCATTATAACCTGCTGCGAAGGAATGGAGATCGAAGAAAGGAATGCCATCCTGATCGCGCTTGGTGTCAGGCCGCTGGGCAGCAGAAAGACAGAAAGGTAAGATAAGAAACTAAAAAAACAGAAGCACATCTGCGTAGAAATGCAGGTGTGCTTTTTTCGTAGAATCGTGTGATTGCGTTGTGAATTCCAGGAGTTCGCCGCCATGTGTTGAATTGTGCTAGAATGGTGTCGTTCCCGAAAGAGAGCGTGAGCGGACAAAAGAGATACGCCGTCCACGGGAAGGAACCTTGACAACAGAATAAGCCATCCTCGGTGAGATACACAATAGAAAACGCCGCTGCAATATGGGGCAGGAACGGGCCGGGGTCAAATGGCGATTCGCAAATACACGTTAAAAACACAGGAGGAGAGAAGCCTATGAATATTACAACGAGGGATTTTTTGCAGATGCTGTATGGTAAATGCACAGAAGGCTGCATTACCATCACGACGCTGCCGGATTCCAGAAACGAGCATATCCCGGTCACGGAACTGGACAAAGCAGCGGAGCGCATTAAAGTGCTTGGTACCAGTGCCAACACCTATTATTGCGTCGCACTGCGTCAGGAAGGCCTACCGTCGAGTGTCAGAGGCGGCATCAAACAGATTCATACCGTCGTCTGCATGGTGGCGGATGTAGATGTGCTTGGTTCGGCGCACAAAGAGACTGCACTGCCAAAGACAGAAAAAGAAGCTATCGATTTTGTGAACAGCCTGAAGCTGAAACCTTCCATCATTGTGCGGTCTGGCAATGGCGTGCATGCCATTTGGCTGCTGGACGAGCCATTTGTTATCCGTAACGAAAATGAGCGTGAGCAGATCCGGGAACTTTCTGCCGGGTTTGGTATGTATGTCATCGCAGAAGGTCGCAAGAAAGGCTGGAAGCTGGACAATGTACAGGATGTTCCTCGTATGCTCCGAGCACCGGGTTCGCTGAACTTTAAGAGCGACCCGCCGAAACAGTGCGAGGTATACAGTGTTGAAGAAATCCGCTACCCGCTGAATGCTTTTGAAGAATTTAAGCGCAACACCGAAATTGTTGAGTTCCATGCAGAGAGCAATCTGGTCGGTTCTGCAGAGCGTATGTGTGGCAAGTGTGCCTTTATTGACCACTGCATCGAAGATGCTGCAACATTGCAGGAACCGATGTGGCATGCGATGATCTCTATTGTTGCCGTTACGGAAGACGGTCAGAAAAAAGTGCATGAGTGGAGCAAGGCATATCCCGGATATTCTTACGACCAGACAGAGGAATATTACGAGCGTGCTGCAAAAATGAGCCGTCCATGCTCCTGCCGTTATATCCGGGACTTTTTCGGATTTGACTGTCCGAAAGAGGGGTGCGGTGTTCGGGCACCGATCGTTTTTGCATATTACACTATGGAAGAACGTGTAAAAAAGTTGCTGGAAGAGGAGCTGACAGTTGATGAGGCTTTAGAAGAAAAGAATCTTCAGCTGGTACGTTATGCACGGGAACACCAGCCAATCCAGTATTTTAAGCTGAAGGAAAAATATGGAAAACTGAAGATTGGAGTCCGGGACCTTGAAAAAATGCTGACTACCACTGGTGGAAAGGCAGATACACACGAAGGCGGACAGGAGTTCTGCAAGGCATTGGAACTGGACGGCATGGAACCGAATGGACTGGTGGTGCCGAAAGGCTGGGAAGTTGACATGGATGGTGTACGGCACATTGAATTTCTGAATGGCGTTCCCTATGCAAAATCAGCTTTTTCCTCACCGGTTTATATTTCCCGGCGAATGAGGAATGTTGATGATGAAGATGTAAAGCTGGAACTGGCTTTCTATGGTGATTGCCGTTGGAGAAAAATTATTGTTCCACGCGGCGATGCAATGGACAAGAGCAAACTGGTAAAATATGCAAATCAGGGATTGCCGGTGACATCGGAAACCTCTAAAGAGGCAGTCAAATATATGGAAGCTTTTGAAACTTCCAATAAAACCGCCATTCCGCGGCATCGCAGTATCGAGCGCATGGGTTGGGTCAAGAACAGGGAATTCTTCCCTTACCACATGGAAAGCCCTGCCGCCTATGATGGCGTCGGCGAGGAAAGCCATCGGATTATCGCTGCTGTTGCGCCGCACGGTGACAAAGACAAATGGATGGAGATGGCAGCAACGCTGCGCACGATGCAGGCTGCACGGGTCATGCTGGCGGCATCCTTCGCTTCTGTGCTGCTGCAGCTCCTTCAGCAGCGGCCGTTCATCTTCCACCTCTGGGCAAACTCTCGCAGTGGTAAGACGGCGGTGCTGAAGGCAGCAGTGTCCATCTACGGCGATCCCAATGTACTGCTGCGGAGCTATAATAGCACTGCGGTCGGCATCGAGCGCACGGCAGGTACAGTGCGGAACATTCCACTGGCACTGGATGAGCTGCAGTCGCTCAGTTTGAAGCACGAAAATCTGTCTCGCATGATGTATATGCTGGGCAATGGTATTGGAAAGATGCGTGGTGACCGCATCGGAGGTACGCAGAAAATGCAGACATGGTGCAATACCATTCTGTCTACTGGTGAACAACCAATCACGGTGCAGAATTCCATGGACGGTGAAAATACGCGTGTTATGGAACTGTATGCATCACCAATCGGTGACACGGACTTTGCCAGAACAGTGCATCAGACAGCAGCGGAGAACTACGGCTTTGCAGGGCAAATGTTTATGGATTACCTGTTCCATGAATATGAGCTGGAAAAGGGCACCAGCAAGCTGCGGCAGGCTTATACAAATTTCCGGGATGAGTTTGTTTCCATGTACGCGATGCTCTATGAAAAATGTACGAGCATTCATCTGGAATTTGTTGCTGTGCTTGTCTTTGCGGACTTTATTGCATCAAAGGCTGTTTTTAATGCTGGTGAGGAAGCATGCGGCTCTGCATGGGAAATGGGCTTTGAACTGCTGGAAGCACTGAAAAAAGAGCAGAAGGCAGATGCGGTAGAGCGTGCATGGGATACTGTAAAGGAATGGATCGCTTCCAATCAGGAGCATTTTGAAGTGAAGCATCTTAATGAAGTAGCACGAGAACCGCTGCTCGGAAGATATGAGCCGGGAGAAAAGAAAACCTATATCCTGCCGAATTGTCTCAGAAAAATGCTGATCGACAATGGCTTTTCCTACGAAAAGAGCATCCGTGGTTTCAAGGATCGTGGATATGTCGAAAACAGACAGGAAAACCAGCGAGTTGGAAAGAGCAGCGTAAAGGTGATCATCGCTAATATTGAGCGGGCCTATGAATACAGAAAAGCTAGTGAATTTTTCTGATAACAAAAGGATACTGCAAAATATTCGGTAACGCAAGTAACAACGGAGCCGAAATCGACGGCAAATATGGGATGTTACCACTTCGACCGCTTTTTTTGAGAGATATACCAACACTATATATAGATAATTAAAAGAGGGGATGATTATAAAAAGCTCTATATGTAATGTATATAGTAGAAGTAACAAGTAACATCAGTATCGCTTATCTTCCACCTCCCTATATGGGGGGGGGGAGAGCAGAAAGGGAAAGTACGATGAAAAATGCAAAAGAATACCTGATGGGTATTAAAAGCCAGCGGAAATATATCGAGTGTCTGGAACGGGATGTTGAATGGCTGGAAAATGAGATGACCGCTGTCAACAGTCCATTCGGGCATGCAGGCGGTGGAACTCATAAGTCGGAGGCCGGCTTCGAGAGCATCGTGGCACGGAAGGCAGAAAAGGAGCAGATGTTGGAAGAAGCAAAAGTACAGCTTGCCGACTTGCTGCTGGATGCGGACCGCGCCATCGATGTCATCCCGGATCTGAGGGTAAGGCTGGCACTGAAGATGTACTATCTGGAAGACAAGAGCACGGCAGTCATTGCCCGTCAGATGTGCTATTCCAAGCAACACGTCAATCGTCTCATGAACACGGGATATCAGCTGATGGAAAAACCAGAAGAAAAAATCCCTGCCTGATGGAACGCAAAGTGGAGATGGATGTTCTGCGATGTTTCGTTGCGTTTATGGATGTTCCGGGCAAAATATGATATTATTATACTGGCGAAAGCAGTAGGGGAAGACCCCGAGAAACACTAGATGATGAAGCCTTTGCAGGGCAAACCCTGTAAAGGCTTTTGTGTTTTTCTAGGATGCACCAGAAAAGCAGGGATACACACAATAAGCGAGGAAAGAAAGGATTTGCCTATGAGTTTTGAGTATGCTGATAATCGACCGGTGCTGATGGACCCAAAGCACCCAACGCCTGTAAAAACCTGGGATTGCGGTGGTAATGATGTTGGCATCGTTAGGATCATGGAAGGCCAGACCGGAGATGGCCCGTGCGAAGCAGGTCATCCCCACAAGGGTGTACAGAAAGTCAAAAAGCGTTTTCGCCGGATAAAAAGTTCAATATGCGAAACGAAGATTTAAGGCTAGATGAGCCAGAAGGAGATAAACACTATGATGACTTTTGAAGAGGGCGGCAGCATTTGCCGCATAATCAGCCACGTTGATAACGACCGTATCTACTACAAGATCGAGACAGGAAACGATACAGCGAATTTTAGTGATCTTTCGGAAGAAGAACAGAAGATCGTTCTGGAATGGCTGCAGTGGAACGTCTGGCCCGCCAAGAACAAACTGGACGAACACAGCAGTTATGGAATGAAGCACATCCTGAACAACCGTACCGGAATTTATATCACGAACAACCAGATGAAGGAAGCAATGTGGAATCTGGGATTCCGACCGAAAAAAGTCAACACTCTGAACTGGACGTTCAAGATCAAAAAGAATTCTCCGATTTTTCAACGACAAATCGATGGCAGACTGGGCATGCCGATGCTCGGCAGTCCTACGACATACGCAAAAGGCTGATCGGCTGCGCCGGGGGGAGGGGCGGTCATAATCTCTGTGAGAAAAGAATACGGAGACCGGTGGCCCCTTTTCCATAAAAATTCGAAAATTGGGTAGGGTGGGGGTCTAATCCGTTTCGGAGCAAAATGAAATAGGAGAATGGAGCAGCATCTGACTGCTTTAAGAATATAGCAAAGGGCATGGAAAACGTGAGTTTTAGCGGTTTTCGTGTCCTTTTGCTTCTTCAAAAAGCGGTATGAGTACCCATCGTCATATGCTACAAAAAACTATCCGAACAGAAAAAATCACTTCGCTGTTTTTGATGTGCTTTTTATCTTTTTTTAAGAAAATGCGGTACTAACGGCGAAATATGAAACTGTGGGTCATAAAAATTTGAAAGGGGTGGTAGGCAGTGGGCTTTTTTAGCAGACTGTTTGGAACGAAGGTAAACGATTCACTGCCCGGCAACAGTTATATGTTCCGGTTGGGAAGTTCGACCTCCGGTGCAATGGTAAACCAGCGGTCAGCAATGCAGATATCGGCAGTCTATGCCTGCGTCAGAGTGCTGGCAGAATCCATAGCAGGACTGCCGCTGCATGTGTATCAATGTGGCAAGAACGGCAGCAGGGAAAAGGCGGTAGAGCATCCGCTGTATTTCCTGCTGCATGATGAGCCAAACCCGGAGATGACCAGCTTTGTTTTTCGGGAAACGCTCATGACGCATCTGCTTTTGTGGGGAAATGCATATGCACAAATCATCCGGGATGGTCGGGGACAGGTGATAGCCCTCTATCCCTTGATGCCGGACCGTATGAGGGTAGACCGGGATGAAAACGGTCAGATCTATTATCGATATCAGCTTGGAGCAGATGAATCGCATCTGGATAAAGCTGGAACTGTCGACCTCAGCCCCAAAGATGTGCTGCATATCCCGGCATTGGGGTTTGACGGTCTGGTAGGGTACAGTCCGATTGCAATGGCAAGAAACTCCATTGGTATGGCGATCGCCTGTGAGGACTTTGGCGCATCGTTTTTTAGGAACGGTGCTGCTCCGTCCGGTGTGTTAGAGCATCCGGGGATACTGAAAAATCCAGAGAAGCTGAGGGCCGCATGGGAGGTACAGTACGGCGGCAGCAGGAACAGCGGACGTGTCGCTGTCCTCGAAGAGGGCATGAAGTTTAATCCAATCGCAATACCACCGGAGCAGGCACAGTTTCTTGAAACGAGAAAGTTTCAAGTGGACGAGATCGCCCGTATCTTCCATGTGCCGCCGCACATGATCGGTGATTTGGAGCGCAGCACCTTCAGCAACATCGAGCAGCAGTCACTGGAATTTGTAAAGTACACCCTGAACCCGTGGGTCTGCCGCTGGGAACAGGCATTGACGAAACCGCTGCTCAGCCCAAAGGAAAAACGGGAATACAGTATCAGGTTCAATGTGGACGGACTGCTGCGCGGCGATTATCAGAGCCGGATGAACGGCTATGCAGTCGGCAGACAAAACGGCTGGATGAGTGCCAATGATATCCGGGAACTCGAAAATATGGATAAAATTTCTGAAGAGCAGGGCGGTGACCTTTATCTGGTCAATGGAAACATGATCAAGATGACGGATGCCGCCACGAACCCCAGAGAAAAGGACAGCGCGTAAGTGCTGACTTTATAGTACACCTTTTGAATCAAAATATCTACAGATTAAGGAGAATTTTATGACGATCAATGAACTTCGGGAAAAAAGAAACACTGCGTGGGAGAATACCAAGGACTTTCTGGAGACCCACCGCATGGAAAACGGCCTCATCTCGGCAGCAGATGCCAAGACCTACGACAAAATGGTGCAGGACATCCAGAGTTATGGTGAGGAAATCGAACGGTTGGAACAGCTGCAGAGCATGGAGGACACCCTGCGCAGGCCGACTGCAGCACCGCTGACCGCACGTCCCGGCAGCAAGGCAGGACGGGCATCCGACGAGTATAAAAATGCTCTACTGACCGCCCTGCGCACGAACTTCAAGGATGTGGACAGCATTCTGCGTGAAGGGCAGGACGAATCCGGCGGCTATCTGGTGCCGGACGAATATGACCACCGTTTGGTCGAGGCATTGGAGCAGGAGAATATCTTCCGAAAACTGGCAACGACCATCAACACCACCGGCCTGCACAAGATCAATGTGGCAGCTGTAAAGCCTGCGGCAGCATGGGTAGAGGAGGGCGAAGCCCTGATCTTCTCCGATGCAACCTTTGATCAGGTAATTCTGGATACCTACAAGCTGCATGTGGCGGTCAAGGTGTCGGAAGAACTGCTGTACGATAATGCGTTCAACCTCGAAACCTATCTGCTGAACAGCTTTGCAAAGGCACTGGGCAATGCCGAGGAAGAAGCGTTCCTGACCGGAGATGGCAAGAATAAGCCCACGGGCCTCTTGAACGCCACCGGCGGCGGTGAAGTCGGCGTTACGACCGCCGCAGACAGCATCAAGGCAGATGAGGTCATCGACCTTGTGTATAAGCTGAAGCGGCCGTACCGGAAAAATGCCGCATTTATCACCAGCGATTCGACTCTGGCACAGATCCGGAAGCTGAAAGACAGCAACGGGAACTATCTGTGGCAGCCTGCGCTGACCGCAGGGGAGCCTGATCGTATTCTGGGCTATCCGGTGTATACTTCGGCCTATATGCCGAAGATCGCCAAGGGTGCAGCAGTCATGGCATTCGGTGATTATTCCTACTACAACATCGGCGACCGCGGAACCCGGAGCATTGCGGAACTGAAAGAGCTGTATGCTGCCAATGGTCTGGTAGGATTTGTCAGCAAGGAGCGTGTGGATGGCAAGCTGATCCTGCCGGAGGCAGTGCAGATCATGAAGATGAAAGCAGCGTAATGCAGGGTGGGTCGGCCGACCCTACCACGCAAATACCATCGCAGGGCCTGTGCGAAAGCATGGGCCTTTTTACATACAGGTGTCATTTCTCATAAAAAGCTGAAGCGGTTTACATCTTGAGTTTGAGGAGGAACCGCTATGTCACAGGTTTGCAAAATTACAGAACCGTTGTGCAATATCACGCTTCAGCAGGAAAAAAATTGGGCACCAGAGGAGGTGCAGGGTGACTATGATTATTTTATGGCGCAGAAAGCAGCAGAACTGCTTCTGGAAAACAAGCTGATCTCGTTGTCGGAATTCGACAAATTGACCGAACTGAACCGCAAGACATTCTACCCGTATCTGTCCGAACTGATGCCGAAAATCGCTTGATAATAAGTCGAATTGACGGTAGCATACAACATGGAGGAGGTGACGGCATGCCATGAAGACCGTGTCAAGAATCGACCCGATTCCGAGGAAACAGAAAAAACTGCGTGTGGCAGCCTACTGCCGGGTGTCTACGGATATGGATGCCCAACTGGAAAGTCTGGAAGCCCAGAAAAGCTACTACGAAAACTATATCGGCAGCCGTGCAGACTGGGTGCTGGTAGGCATCTATTACGATGAAGGCATCACCGGCACCAAGAAAGATAAACGCCCCGATCTGCTCCGCATGATGGAAGACTGCGAAGCTGGAAAAATCGACTTCGTCCTGACAAAATCCGTCAGTCGGTTTTCCCGGAACACTGCGGATTGTTTGGAGCTGGTGCGCAGGCTGATGGAACTGCACATCCCCATCTATTTTGAAAAAGAAAACCTGAACACCAGCGAAATGGAAGGGGAGTTCCTGTTGTCCACGCTGAGCAGCTTGGCAGAAAGTGAATCGGTATCCATTTCCGAAAACAGCAAGTGGTCTATCCAAAATCGGTTTCAGGATGGTACTTACAAACTTTGCTCTGCACCGTATGGCTACCGCTGGGATGGAAAAAATCTTGTGGTAGACCCTGTGCAGGCGAAAGTGGTGAAGCGCATTTTTGCGGAGGTGCTGGCTGGCAAAGGAGCAGGAACGATAGCTGCCGACCTAAACGATGATGGTATTCCTGCCCAGCGGTGCGACCACTGGACATCGACCTCCATCCTTGGAATGCTGACCAACGAGCGGTATGTGGGAGATGCCCTGCTTCAGAAAACCTTTACGGATGAGCAGTTCAACCGGCACCGGAACACGGGTGAAATGGATATGTATTGTGTGCAGGAGCACCACGAGGCAATTATCAGCAGGGAGGACTTTGATGCTGTTGCAGTGCTTCTGGAACAGAGGGCGGCAGAGAAAAATATTCAGAAAGGCGTAAATAAATATCAGAACCGCTATACCTTTTCCGGCATCATCCGGTGTGCAGAATGTGGTAGCACATTTAAGCGCAGGGTGAACTCCGGCAAATGTGGCAAGTATGCCGCATGGTGCTGTGGAACACATATAGCGGACAAAACCAAATGCTCCATCCAATCTGTCCGGGATGAGGATATTAAGCTGGCGTTTACCACCATGCTGAACAAGCTGATTTACGGAAACAGCTTGATTTTAAAGCCCTACTTAAAAGCTCTGAAAAATACCTTACAGGATGAAAGTCAGCTGCGCATCCAGTATTTGCAGGGGCTTGTCGCACAAAACACGGAGCAAAGGGAAACTTTGACCCGTCTGATGGCGCAGGGATACATCGACCAGGTGCTGTACAGCCGAGAAAACAATGGCTTGCTGGCACAGTGTGAAGAATTCCGATCGGAAATCGAAACGCTGAAAAAGAGCCGGACCACACGTGCAGTGCAGACGGCGGAAACAGAAAAATTGCTGAAGTTCGTGGAAAAAGCCGAGATGCTGGAGGAATGGAACGAGGATTTTTTCCAGCAATTCGTAGATTATATTACAGTCTATTCCAGAAACGAAATCGGCTTTGTTCTGAAATGTGGGCTGACGCTTAGGGAAAGAATTTGAGATGCTATACGGATACAAAATTGTAGATGGCAGAGCTGTGGTGGATAAGCCTGCTCAGAAGAAAACTCAACTGCTTTTCCAGAATTATCTTGCAGGTATGTCGCTTTCCAAAGCCGCTGAAAAAGCTGACATCCATATCCCACATGGAATGGTGGTAAAACTGCTGTCGAATCAGCATTACCTTGGAGACAATTTTTATCCGCAGCTTATCGACAAAAGCACCTTTGAAAAAGCAGCAGTGGCACGAAGGCATCGCGCAGAAAAGTTGGGGAGGACAAACCTGAAAAAGCCCACAGTCCAGAAAACGGTGCCCATGGCTTTCACGCTTGCGAAAATCGAGGAATATTATGATGACCCTGCGCGGCAGGCGGAGTACCTGTACAGCCTGATTCAGGAAGATGTTGTATGATGGAGGAAGTCGAATGAAAAGTATTACGGTCATCCCTGCACGGAAAACAGCAAAGGGGGTGCCCCTTGCAAGTCAGCAGAAACTTCGTGTCGCTGCCTACTGCCGTGTCAGTACCGACAGCGATGAGCAGGCCACCAGCTACGATGCCCAAATCAAATATTATACAGAGTTGATTGAAAACAACCCAGAGTGGACACTGGCAGGCATCTTTGCGGACGAAGGCATCTCCGGTACCAATACGAAAAAGCGTGACGAATTCAACCGTATGATCGAAGAATGCAAGGTTGGAAATATCGACATGGTGCTGACGAAATCCATCAGTCGGTTTGCCCGGAATACGCTGGATTGCCTGAAATACATCCGTATG